ATTTTATCAATACAACTTGCAATCAAATCAAATGATTGCTCCATAGCATTCTGTTCAGTAAAATCAAAATTATTTTTGATAAATTGATCAAGAGATGGATATTTCATTTCCATCATGATAGTACCATCTAACTTAATTTTATTATTGTGGTCATCATTTCTTTGAACTTGAATATCATCAAGATTAATTTTATGTTGTACCTGAGATTCTTCATCATCGGCGCAAGTCACAGTGACTTCAATTTCCTCACCGACTGACTTACCTCTAATGTTTAAGAACAAGAATTCAATATCAAAGGTTGGGAGAGTCTCCACTTTAATACCTTTGGTTTGAATGCAGTTCTTAATTACATTCTTAATAGCATTTGTGATTTGCTTTGTATCTTCACTCTCTAAAGCAATCACAAGAACTTTCTCCTCTTTTACAAGGAATGGTCTGTATTGAATTGTCTCACCTGTAGATGGCAATTCAAGTTCATATACCGGTGTGGCAATCTTTGGTAAAGGCATGATGTCCTATAGAATTTCAGTAATTTTATTTAGATGACTTATTATGAAAGATTTCCAAATGCTTGAGAGACGGATGGAACACCTGCTCCAAGATTCTTGAAGTCAACCCCATTAGGAGTTTGTGGTATAATCTTATCATAATCAAGATCAAGATTAGCATCAAAGAAAAATTTATTATTCTGTTGTGCTTGTTCAGGAATAGTAGGTGTTGGTGGTCTAGATGGTCTTGTAGGAGTAATTGATCTACCAAGATAGTATCTAATATAACTCATTGACACAGTTATTTTTAATAATGAAGAAGCATCATAAGAAAGTGGCATCGCACTAACAGAAAGTGGGAAGGCTCTTACAAAATTATAGGTTAAAGAATTTTGATAGTTTCTTTCAAACTTTGTGACTTTCAATCCTTGATCCATAATATATTCATTTGGATATCTTGCTCTATAATGATATGCTCTTGACGCAATGTTCGGTTGTTGTTCAGTTAATGCATTTCCTCCTTGGATACCTCCTCCATCTTCATTCATAATGAACGATATCCATCTCTCAAAGAAACGAATTGACGTATACTTCTCCGCATCAACATAGAATGTAAGATCTATCCTATCATCAAACTGCCTTCTATATGCATGTTTCTCGGTCACACCCGTGCGATCATTATTATTCTCAAAAGTTGTTAGTTGGGATCCAGGAAGACTAGCTTCACTACATGACAAATTAAACGATCTTTGATTAACACCAAGAAGTGATCTCAATGCAGAGGGAAAAGGAACTTCGACATCAAAGTGTGATGTTAAAGCAGGATGTAATAATGATGATTTAATCTCGGCAATTGTTTTAGATTTACCAAGTCTATCGGTGAGTGCCATCTATAAATAGTTTTTACCTTATATATTATGTATGGCAGAAAGTATCAAGAGTAAATACAGACCGTCATATCCCAACAAATATAAAGGTGACTACACAAATATTATATGTCGAAGTAGTTGGGAACGCAAGTTTTGTCGTTGGTGTGATCTAAATGAGAGCATTCTCCAATGGGGAAGTGAAGAATTTCATATCCCATATGTTTCACCAAAAGATAATCGTGTTCACAAATACTTTCCCGATTTTATTATAAAGGTAAGAGAGAGCACAGGTGAAGTTAAAACTTATGTGATTGAGGTGAAACCCAAGAAGCAAACAAAACCTCCAGCAAAAAGAAAGAGGGTGACCAAATCATACATCTATGAATGCACTACTTGGGAAATTAATAAAGCAAAGTGGAGAGCTGCTCATGAGTTTTGTGCTGATAGAAAAATTGAATTTAAGATCATCACCGAGGACGAATTAGGTATCAAATGAACCGTATCGAATCTGTCATTAACGAAATTAAATCTGAGAGTAGTGTTGATGATAGAATGACACTAATCACTTATGCACTAAATGACACGGTAACTCCTATACCTGAAGTAGGTAACATATGTACCTTCTATTATTATGCAAAAACTCCTAATCTTGAATACGATCAACATCCATTGATTGCTGTAACCGAATTATTCAATTGGGGATTTCGTGGTATTAATTTTCATCACCAGGAATATAGACAATACACCTGGGAAGAGTTAGGTAGTCAAGTATACATAGTACAACAAGATGAACTTGATGAATTGTTATCATTACAATATGGAAAATTCGTACTAAATAAATAAAAACCATATCAAATGGCATCTTTCGAGCAAGGCAACGCAGAACAAGTAAAAAGTGGGGAACGCCAGTTCAGAGCAGGTGCCGTTGTATCAAAGCAACAGGCTACTTTTGTTGGAGCAGAATATAGAAAAGTAGACGTAAAGCAACCTGACGGTTCAACTAGAACAATAAACCAACCGCGTGGTGGAGACAAAATTTATCATAGAGTAGTGACTTATGTTACTCAAGGAGAAGATGGAAAGGTAAGTGGTGCAGAAAGAGTAATTTATATTATTGGGAAGGACAACAAGTTCCAACCCGCAGCAATATCAAAGGATGGAGGAAAAACATATTCATTTTCTGATCCAAACTACCCTACAATGGCCACTGGTGGACCTAAAGGTGGTCCTGTTGCTGGAGCAGGTTTTCAAAACGAATTAAATGATCCTGATGGTGGAATACGCAAAAATCTTGATAAACAAACTAATGATTCGTTAGATGATGCAGGGATACCAAAAACTCAAAAGAAAAATGTCATAGAATCTATTAAAAATAATGCTGATCAGGTAGACGTTGAAGATACAAGTGATGATGCTGATACCCCATTAACTGATGAACAACAAATAGATGCTGCAAGAAATCCATCTGCAATTAAAAGCATAAAGATGGGTGAAAGAGGAGGGACTAGATCTGCATCAGGTTCATTCGGTAATCATGTATATCCATTAGATCTCGGTGTTACAGGACAGGATGTCCTTAAATTCACAATGCTAAAATATGTTCCATCTGATATTAATATGGATGGCGGTCTTCTTGGCGTTGATACTAGTGCAAGAAATACCGACTTTGAGGGATTAAGTGATAGAGAAATATTAGGGACTGTTATTCTTCCTATTCCTGGTGGTATTCAAGATAGTAATCAAGTCAGTTGGGGATCTCAAAATATGAATCCTGCCGAAGTTGCAGCTGCTAACTTTGCACTCAATACTATTTTTGATGGAGAAAAAGGTGCAGCATTAGCAACGGAGAATCTTGTTCAGTCAATTACAGGTAGTAGTGATGTAAAAAATGCAACTGGTATGGTAATTGCTGGGGCAGCTGCTGGAGTTGGACAGCAATTAGTAACAAGAACAACTGGAGCAGTTATTAATCCAAGTATGGAGTTGTTGTTCAGTGGTCCAGCACTTAGACAGTTTTCTTTTAAGTTTACATTCACTGCAAGAGAATCAGCAGAGAGCAAAGAGATTGTAAAAATTCTTAGATTTTTTAAGCAAGGATCTGCTGTCCAAAGAACAGCATCAAATTTATTTTTAAAATCTCCTCATACATTTAAAATACAATACTTATATCGTGGACCAGCAGGAGGCGAAAATCCCTTTATGGGCAAGATAAAAGAATGTGCTTGTACCGGAGTTACTGTAAATTATACTCCACAAAATAACTATTCTACCTTCTCAGACGGTGCAATGACATCATATGAAATGTCATTAAACTTTAATGAACTTGAACCTGTATTTAATGACGAATATGCTAACGATGGCGACACTTCAATAGGTTTCTAAAATGTCAAATTACTTCAGACAACTTCCGGACTTTGATTATGTTAGCAGACTTCCTGATGCTAAGATCTCTGATTATATTAGAGTTAAAAATTTATTCAAGAAAGGAGCACTCCGAGAAGACATCTTCCAAAATGTTTCTTTCTTCACAAAGTACAAAATTACGGGAGATAAAAGACCCGATAATGTTGCCTTTGATTTTTACGAAGATTCAAGATTAGATTGGTTAGTTCTTACTTGTAATAATATCATAAACGTATTTGAGGAATGGCCTCTACAACAATTAGAGTTTGACAGGGCCATGGTAGAAAAATATGGTACTTATGATAATCTTTTTAATGGAGTTCATCACTATGAAACAACTGAAGTAAAAGATAGTAATGGTATTGTATTTGTGAAGGCTGGTCTTAAAACAGGAGAAACATTCGCTTTCAAATATACAGATACAAGGAGTGATACCTTGGTTGATCTGGATAATATATCAATTCCAGTCACAAACTATGAATATGAAGTTGAATTAGAAGATGCAAAGAGAAATATATTCTTACTTAAACGACAATACCTAAGTGTTGTTCGCGATGATCTAGAAGAAATGATGACATACAAAAAAGGTTCCACTCAATATACGAGTGAAACCCTTAAGACTGCTGATAATATTAGAATTTATAACTGATCATTCTTCAGCAAGTTTCTGGAAGTAAGACAGAGCATCATCCTCATCAGAGTCAACAGACTTAGATGGTGTGATGTCTGGTGCATTGAAGTCAGCAGTGGGTTCAGGTGCTTTTGACTTAAAGTCAGGAGTAAAAGAACCACGCCCTTCACTTTCATCTTCCAGTTCTTCATCGAACCGAGGACGGGAAGACTTCTGTCCTAGAACCATTTGCAGACGATTCTGCAGTTGCTCATAGGTCTTGAATTGATCCGAGGCAGTCAAAGCAGTCAGTGAATACTCTTTCTTCCAGACGGCTTCAAGAGCATCGTCGTCATCCAAGAGTGGTGCAGTGCGATCAAATTCAGATGAGTCATAATTCCAGTAACCTTGAACCTTCTTGATCTTCAGTTTGAAGTTAGCACCTTGCCAGAAATCAAAAGGATTGATGGGGGTCTCATCCTCAAACTCAGGTTGCATTGCTTCCATGATCTTATCAAAGATCTTCTTACCGAACTTATAAAGGAAGACTTTACCTTCGTTCTGTGGATTTGCTTTGTCCTGCACCACATAGATGTTGGCATAGTAGGACAGTTTGCGCTTCTGCTTACGAACAGTATCCTTATCAG